CTCCTACCGGGACGGGTGGGAACTCGTCGAGGTAGGAGGCCGAAAGGCGGGCAGATGACCGGAGTTTGCAGGCTAGCCATCTGGTGCGAGGTGAGCGCGCGGTCTGCAAAGGCCGGAAGAAGCAGACCGTGCGCTTTTTCGCGTGAGAGGATTATATCACAAGTTACGACATGACGTACTTTCCTTTTAGCGGTGCACCGAAAACGTAGCCAAAACCACCAACGCTTGAGCCTGCCGGTGCATTATCTGCATTGTCGAGCCTGCAATAGGCCGAGTTAACCAAACTCGAGCCTTGAATAAACATCGTGTTAGTAACCTTTGGGTTATCTGCTAACTTAGTGCCGTTGATGCCGGCAGATTGAAACACAGCGTTAGTTACGCGCACAAGATATGTAAACGGTGCGTTGTTACACTCTTTTATGTTAAGTCTATTTTGCAACGTGAATACGCCTCCGTTTCTAATTGAAAAAATACCGCAAATTGTAACATTGTTTTGTGGGTTAGTGAAAATATTGCAGTTAATAGGGCGGTCGAAGAAAAGAAAACCGTTGTAGGTAATCGCATTGTTGTTGTTAGCTGAAATGTTTACTTTTTTTATAAAAGTTGGTGAGTTTGCCAGCGCTATGTTTAACTCTGCTAGATCCGCAAACGGATACTGATTAGTGCCGTAATGCTTAAAACCGTTGTACGTGCCTTCCACGAAATATTCTGCTGCGGGCGAAATCGGCGCATACGGTAGATTGTTTTTGTAAATATCCGTTTTATACAAAAACGTAACAGCTGCGTACGTTGTTGCTGCGTCGGTTGCATTGTTTCCGGTTGCCGATATATATAACGTGCCGTTGTCGTCAAAATCGCAGTCCTCGAACTCGAGATAGCTGCCGAAAATGGGCTCAAACATGGGGACACCTATGTTTTTTATAAATTTGCCATCGTTTAAATCGTAAACTTTAAAACCGTGCGCACGTTTAGGTGCGACGCCAGTAACAGGCAAAACGAGAATGTTGTTATATGATGCGCAGCCTTGGCCTACTTCGTCAGAATTAAAGCCGCCATCAGACAGCCTATAATCTTTTTTAAGGAAAGTGCTCTCGTTTTCAAGCGTGTAAACGTTTCCCGAATATTCGATATACCATACAGTGCGGGTTATACGGTCATAAGCTATGTTTCCGTAATTCTCCGACGGGGCATTAATTGATTTAATTTTATTAAATCCCGAGTCCAATATACACACTTGGTTTAATGGTGTGCCGGTGTAAACATAGTAATGTTTAGTAGCAGGGTTGTACGCCAGGCAGTTTATGTGCCCTAGATTATCGTAAATCGAGTAATCATTGTTGTAACTGTTAGTAACTTCGCTTGCTGTCGCAAATGTTTGCTTGGTGTCATCTGAGTTTCGCAAACCGAAAACATGGTCGTTTCCGTTATAGCAGTAGCCTTGGTTGATCGTCGGGGCTTTACCTTGCGGGTCGTTTCCAAAGAACTTGCCGTTGTATGAAACAAAATCACCGACGTATGCCGGAGCGATAAAATCGGAAATTGCAAGTCGACTCGGAAGTTTTAGATCAGCTGCAGCTTGAGCGCCTTCAGCTGCAGCTTGAGCGCCTTCAGCTGCAGCTTGAGCGTCGTCAGCTGCAGCTTGAGCTTCGATTGCTTTTTGATTAGCTTCGATTGCTTTTTTATTAGCTTCGGTTGCGTTAGTCTGCGCTTCGGTGATACGCGCGTCATACGCCTGCACCGTCTGGTAAAGCTCCTCGACCTCGATATTCGGGTCGGCCCAGCGCGTCCAATAAGCTCCCTCCACAAGCGAGGTGCCTGCAGGAACCTGCGGATACTTGCAAATCCAGGACGCGCCGGAACTGTCCTTAACGACGTCATAATAAACGTACGTATTATCAGCGTTCCACGTCCCGGCGAAATGAAACGTAACGCGCGGGCCGTCTGCGCGCAAGCCGTCGGGTGGCGCGATTGGCGCAACCACCTCTTTATCGGTCAGCGTGCCGCTAACGGCCGCCCCAGGCGTGACGGCTGAAAAGTTGGAAACGTTTGCCATTAAATCCTCCTAGTAGTTGAGTGTCAGATGATACGTGCCGTCTTCGGCGAAATAAGTCCAACGGAACCGTAAAAAGTCCCAGCTGGTAGGCACTACGATTGAATACCGCCAGGCTTCACCGTCCCAAACGAGCTGCGGGAACGCGTAGCGGGCGATTCGCGCGACGAACTGCGTCAGGTTTTCGTCGATATAGCTAGCAACCGCATCAAGGTACAGATCTGCGTATTTGCCGTCGCGGATGTCATAAAGCAGCTGTTTCATGGCTGCGATATCCGCGTTGTTGATGTTGACGACGTCCTTAACCTTGTCGACGTACGCGATAAGCCCTTCAAGACGCTCGCAGATAACCTTCCACCGCTGCTCGCTGCTGTAAACATTCCAGTAAATTTCTGGAATGACCGGCGTACCCTGCAGAAACGCCGCGAACGGCATAAGCCGTCCGACTACTCCAGATTGAGCGAAACACTCATCATGCACGAGAAACACACCTCCAATTCGTCTAGTAGCATAGCGTCAACGTCATTATAACGCGAGCGAATAGCGTCCATCTTGGCGATAAAATCGCCGTTCGTCACGGTCTCGTGTTCGCGGTCGTTGGCGTTTCGAGCGTAGTCGTTTACGCTTGCGTTAAGCTGCGTTGCCGGGAAATCCGAGTAGACGTTGCGCTCCTTTTCGTATACGTCTTGCGTCGCAAGCGGCGTGAGCCCTCCGTCGATGGCGGCATAAGCTCCCGCGTATTTCGGCAGCACCTCACCGAGCACTCGCGTCAGCTCCCAGCGCCATTTTCCAGGCGGCGTGATGCCGATATCTCGAAACCAAAAATGCGCCTTGAACTTTTCCTCGAAGCGTGCTTTTTGGTCGGCGGAATACCATTGCAGGTTTTCCCAGCGCGCATCGCCGAACGGGTCGAAGCCGCCGTCGACGAGCTCGCAAAGCTGGATTGAGTATACAGAGTGATAATCAGGCGCATTGGGTGCCGGCTCGAACGGGTTAATCGCTTGCATATTTATCACCTCCGTTTTCCGAATCCTCAAGCCCTGCCATCTTCTCGACGTCGTGCATAAAGTTATACGTGTCAGATTCGAAATCTTCGTTCCATACGACCTGCAGCGGCTTCGCCACCGTGTTTTTACCCCATAGACGGTAAAAGTTGCGGTCGTTGAAAGCGTCGCACGCCTCGCGTCTGCACGAAAGCGGGTTGAGCTGCAAAAGACCCGTTGCCTCGCTCGAATCGCGCACCTCCGTAGCCGTTTGGCGCGCCATCTTGAAAGGTAGGTTAGGTATTCCGAGAAACGTAAACGCCAGGTTCCACGTGTTCATGAGGTCTTCTTGCAGTTCGTTGCCCATGTACGGGACGCCGGTTTGCAGCGCCTGCACGCCGATGTTGTTAAATCCACGAGTTGCGATGATTCCCGCCTCGTTGCCCGACACCTGTTTAAACACATTCGCCATCTGCTGCCGGTACGCTTGATCGCCAACCATGATGACGGGCGTTTTCACGTGCATGCGGTTTACCTGCTTTGTGCGCACGATGTCGGCCATATCGTACGCGAGCAAAGTAAAGTTCGATGCGGTAGCTGCTCGCAGCATGTTGTCGTAGATCATGACGCCGTTTGTGTTGTCGCATGCGAAGTTGGTCTCGTTGTCGCCGATGGCGCGCCACGTAGGCGCGTTGCCGTACATGTTGATGCCGCCGGGAACCGCCTGCAAGCTGCAGAACAGTCCAGGCTTGTTTTTGGGATAAGCGATGGTTGCCATACCGTTGAACAGCAGCTGCGTTTCGAGGTATCGCGCATCGCACGTTGCCGGCAGGTTTACCCAACGAAAACGCGCGAGCGCTAGCTGCAGCAGCTGCGTGCGGAAGAACTGCTGCCACCGCTGGTTAAGCTCGCTCGACTGCCAGAAAACCTTGCCGCCGCGCGAGCACGTCTTTCCTCGTTTACCCATCGTTTACCACGCTTTCGAACGCTGGAGCGGCCGCGCAAGCCCTCTCGAAGGACGCTATAGCGGCGTCGTGAAACTTCGCGCTTTCCGCCTGCATCGCCTTGAGCTGCTCGGCGGCTTCGCGCTGCCGCGCTTCTCCGTCGGCGCGCTCCGCCGCTACCTTGGCGTTGTAATCCATGAGCAGCTGTATCTCCGCATCCGTCATGTCCTGATACGTCCCCAGCTTGCTCAACTCATCGATGCTTCGCGGCCTCGTCGGCGTTTCGTCAGTTGTCATATATGCTCACCTTTCCAATCTTGTCTGGGTTTCTCCACACCGTCACACCATCATACAGCATGCGGCGAAACGCGTCCTGGCCTTCTTCGGGCACCGCATCGACGCCCGTGGCCCATATGTCCGAAACCTGCCAATAGGTGAAATTTCGCATTTTGTTCCAACCGTCGAAATCCCACGATTGATTCAGCGCGTAGCCCCAGCGCAAGAACTGCGTTGCTGCCTGCCGGATGGCGCTCTTGCTCTCCGTCACGATGTTGACGCTCAACATCATGGGGCGCGTGTTGCTAAACTCGCCGTTTTGCGCGACGCCGTAGGATACCGGCGCGCCCATCGCGGCTTCGCTCACCGCGTTGGTGATGGCGTTATAGGCGTTGGCACGGCTGCGCGCGGCGTTGGCGTCTCCCGTCGCTTTGGTGTTCGCAGCGTTCGTGCGTATGTTTCCCGCGTTGTTGCTCGTTATTCTCGTGCTTGCGTCGTTGCTTGTGGTCGCGTTGGCGATGATGGCATCGTTGTTGACCTTGGTAGAGCTGTTGTTAAACGCGACGCTTGCATCTTGCTTGCCATAAGCGCTCGTCACGGCCTGGTTGTATACGTTTACGTTGTTAGACTGCGAGACAGTGATAGACGCGTTCGTCGCGCTCCAGTTAGCGCCGGTGTTGACCATGTCGCTAACGCCGCCGAGCGCTCCGCCGATGTCACCCTTAAAGGCCGATGCGACAGTGGTTATAGCGCCGGAAACCATGCCGAGCTGGGCGGTCGAGTCGTTGTTCGTCGCGGCTACGCCGAGCTGCGCCTGCTCCGCGTCGAAGGACGCGTTGCTGTTGCCGATATCGTATTGAACGTCGGTTTTGAGTTTGGTATTTGACAGCGCGACGCCCTGATAACCGGCGTTGACGCTGGTTGCTACGTTGGCGTTGTTGGCAGCAACCGAAACGGCGTTGTTGGAAACCATGTTGGCTGCGCTGTTGTTGGCGTTGGTCTGCGCCGTCGCGTTGCTCGCCGTCGCGTTGCTGTAGCTCGTCTCCGCGTCGTTGGCCTGCTGCGAGCGAGAGAAGTGCGTGTGATAATCGTACGATTGGGCTGCGCTTTGGTTAATGCGGTAGCACGGAACGCCCCAGCTTTTAAGCGTATCGTACCAGCGGCCGCCGGCCCCGAACGTCTCCGCGCGGGCGGTCGAGAACGAAAGCGCGGAGCGGCCGCCGCCGTAACCGGTCACGTGCGCCGACACCGTCAGCCACGGAAACGCGCCGTTCAGCGCGGCTTCGATTTTAACCGATCCCGTCGCAAGGTCCTCGACGCGCAGCTCTGTGACGTTGCCGCGCTCGTCCGCTACCTCGATACGGCTATAGGGGTAGGTATAGAGCTTCGCCAGATGCTTGATGTCATCCGCGAAACCGAACTTGCCCTGCGTGAGCGCTACCGAGGTAGTGTGCGAGCCGCCTGCTACACTATATATGGTATGTCCGAAGACCTGCGAAGCCGCACCGAGCGAAAGCAGCTTTTCCCCGCAGAAATATAGCGCGTCCATCGCCTGCATAGCCTGGGCAGCGTTAGCCTGCCACGCATCCAAAAACCCTGCGAGGTTTTTCGCCGTTAGCGCAAATTGCCAATCCGATGGTTGTCCGTTGACGAACGTCGAGTTGTCGAACGGCATTTTATAGCCTGCGAAATCGCCGGTTATCGGGACGCCGCGCATGCACACGACCGCGTAGACCGTGCCGTCGTTATACACCTCGTCCGTATGGCTCGCAACGATGGCGCGACCGCCGAAATCAGCATCAGGCGCCAGCAGGTATTCGGAGTTGTCGAGCGGCGCGGAAAGGTAGCTCGAAACGTCTGTTTCTGCGACCGGCGCATGCCCGCGCTCCAAGATCATATGGTTCACCGTCATAAGCGGAGCGACCGTGACCCACCAGTCAGGGACGAGCATAAGCGTCGTGCAGCTCGGCGCATCGTAGCGAATCTCGGTAATGTGGAAAAACCACTTGCGGATTCCGCTATCTCCCGTCGGCACGGGTGCGTCCGGGTACTCGACTATAAGATAGTTATAACGGCTCGCGTGGTCGAACGTGAACCCTACCTCTACGTACTCGTTTATCTGATAACGCACGCGGGTCTGCAGCACGTGCGTCTCCGTCGTCGTCTTAGCCGAATTGGTTGCAAACCATGCATCTCGCGCCTCGACCGTATCAAAACCCGGTTTGTCGGTCATGACGCCAGGGGCGTAAACGCCCCACGGCACGCTCGTAACGGTGAGCTTCGCGCCCTCGCCCCAGGTCTCGTAATCGAAGCTGCCGGGTAGCTGCTGATACAGTTCGCGACCTGCGCCGGGAAACTCCGTAGCACCAGGCAAATGCGGATACCTACGCACCATCGTTAGCCACCACGTAAAACGCTAATTCCGATTTTTGTGAAATGGAAACATCAATATTAAATTTTATACTTTTACCTGTCTCATTGACTTCGAGTACCCGACTGTAATACGACCCCAATATCCAAGCTAAATATTTCTCGTTAGGCTTGAGCGCGAGGTCCGTTGCGAAAACCGTAGCGCCTGGAATAAGTAATTTCTGCTCCGTACGGTTGCGTAGAATGAAAATGCCCTCTGCTAGTTTGCCGTCGGCATACGCGCGCAGGTCTGCTATTTCAAGATCTTTAAACGTTTCGACAATTGTTGGATTGAGCAGATGCCGGCGAAGTTCGAACGTCCCTGCATCGGGCGCAGGCTCCATGCTGCCGGCGACGCCTGGAATATCGGCCATGTTTTTACCTCCTTAAACAGAAAAAAGGCGCAAGCCGGATAGCTTGCGCCCTTGATTGTATCACGCCGCGTTAAGCAATCGTGACCGTGATGGTCTTGGTGTACTTGTTCGTAGCACCGGACGGGTTGACGTATACGGTCGTGCCGGTGATATACAGCACGTTGCCGGCCTCGATATTCGTCTTTTGCACGTGCAGCACGTTGTCGTCCGTGATGCGCGTCGCGCTGTTGAGCGCGATAGGCCCGGCGTTTTCGTCGGTGCTGGCCTTGGCGCTGATGCTCCAGACGACCGCGTCTGGCTTGACACTCACGCCGACGGTCTCGGGGGAGATGGTGCCGGTCAGCTCGACGCCGAGCTGCAGCGTCTCGCCGGGTTTGACGGTGCCGCCGGACGCCGGGGTGATGTTTACACCGGTGACGGTCTGCGTAACGGCAGACTGAGCCACTACCGGGCGCGTGCCGAAGCAGATGATGGGCGCGAACGGCGATGCGCTCAGAATCTGCCAATGATGAAGACGATACTGCGTGTTGAGGGTATCGGTGTCGAAGAACGAGTACATGCCGTATTCGGTGTCATAGCACTGAAACCAGTCCTCGGAGCAGAGCACCGCGAACACGCCGGGCATGGGGAACTCGTCCATGACCTTGATGCGGAACTTGGTCTGCGCCTCTTCCATGTTGAAAAGCATACCGAAGCCGAGCACTTTAAGGCGGCCGTAGACCTCGGGCGTCAGCAGCAGCACCATGTTCTCCGGATTCTCGAACGTGGCGATGGCCTTACCGGACGCGGCCGACGCGTTCCACTTCGCCGAAGGGTATACGTGCACTTTTTCCGCCCATGCCACGAGGTCGGCCATCAACAGGCGCGCCCCGTCGACGGTAGTAGGGTCCTGATCGTAATGCACCGTCCAGATGGGCGTGGCGTTGTCGTACTGGGCGATAAGCTGTTTCATGTAGTTGTACGTCTGCAGCTCGTCGCTGTTGATGGCAGATTGCGAGATTTGCGCAGCGAGCGCGTTAAGGCCGTACTCGTCATTGAAGGCCGTGCGCATGTCGTCGCGGTTGATGGTGACGGGAAACACGCCCTGTCGGTTTTGCTGATGGTACGCCTGCGCGCCCTCCGGAAAGTAGGTTTTGAGCAGCTTCGAGTCGATGTTGTCGAAACTGCGCTCTTGCACCCACCCGACCTGGTTTTCCCACACGCTGCCGCCGTACGTCACTTTCTTGACGAACGCCTTAAGGCCGTTTTCGAAGCTCTGAGCGCGCGTGTACTGCATAGCCGGCACTTTGACGAGCCAATCGGCGAAGTGGTTGTAAACGTCTCCGTTGAGCGGGTCGAAGATGGATTGCATGTTGCGGGACAAGCCCGTCATCGTGCTGTTAAGGCCAAGCTGCTGCGCGTCGTTGGTGTTGCGCAGCAGGAAGTCTCCGATGATGGTATTGTTATCGACTGCCAATTTTAAACCTCCCTAAATAGTATAGTCTCGTGCGCGCGGGTCCTCCGGCTCGTCGAGCACGACGACGTTCCCGGCCACACCCTCCGCGTCGGCTTCGCCGTCGACGAACTTCGCGCCGTTGTCCACGGACGCTGCGTTTGCAGCGTCGACATAGCCGCCCACGCGCTCGCGCAGCTCGCCGATGGCGTCGAGCACCTGCTGCATCATGCCGCGCAGCTCCTCGAACTCGCCCGCGCGGTGCGCCTCCTCGCCGGTCTCGCCGGTCTCCTCCACCTGCTCCGCCTCGCCCGCGGTCAGGTCGTCGCGCTTTCGCCCTTCCTCGTCCATTATGTAAACCTCCGTTTCAACGTTGAAACGCCTTATGCGCTTCTGGGTTTACATAATAACACGTCGGCGAAAATAGAAAATCCCCGCCACGATGTGGCGAGGATTTGATAAAGGGTTGCAAGACGGTTCGGAGCGGCTGGCGAAACGCTCATCAGGCAAGCCCGCGCGTCTGCCTCCGCAGATGATGCCCGCGCCGTCGGCTCCCACGCGCATACCGCGCCGCGCCTTGCGGCTGCTATTTTACCCCGAAATCGCGCATCATCCGCAAGAAACCTTCGCGAAGTTGGACACTCTCAAAGCGCACGAGGCCCGTACCGTAGCGGTCGATAAACTCCATCATCGCCTTGCGGGCTTGTTTAGCTGCAAGGTAGTTCACGCGGTTATCCTCGGTCGTCAGCGCGTACACCTCGCCGCCTCCTTTAAGGATTTTAGGCGTCACGTACGACAGCCCGCGGCTCCAGTCCGTCCAGATACCGTAGATGTTGCCGCGATAGATAAACGCGCATTCGTAACGACTGCCGCGCGTACGCTTCTCGATAAATTCCGACGTGTCGAGCGTAAACCTGTTATCGAGCAACGCGGCCTTGTCCTTCGAGCGATGCGAGATCATGCGGCTTGCCAAGGTGCCGCCGTCCTGCTTGTTTTTGGTGCGGTATTCGGCGGGGTCGACATAGTCGAGCAGCACGAGCCCGCCGAGTAGCCAATGCTTGCCATACGCGGGTATCTCATAGACTTTAAACTCCTCAAACCATGGGTTGAGCAGGTCTACCGCGTTGCCCAGCAGATAGATATTGGGACTGCAGCGTTGCGCTCCTAGCTTTGTCGCTGATTGCACGATGGATTGCAGCCTGCCCCACTCGTCGTTAAGATAACGGCGATAGCGCAAATCCTCCGGCTCCATTATCGCCTCGTCGACCACGAACCGACGGACCTTGGCAAAAGTGCGCTCTTTAGACGCCTGCTTGACGCTCATATGCGCAAAATATCCGATGACGTCCCACTCCTTTATCTTGTCGGACTCTTTGCGCGAGCCCACTTTAAGCGCGCCCTTTTCCAGCCGGAAAACCGGCCTGTTGACCTCGTACCATTCGCGCACCTTCGCGTCCTGGGTGTCCATGCCGATGCCGTCCAGATAGCCTTCGCTGATGCGCGGTATGTCCTTTTCGTAGCGGCAAACGGCGCAAAATCGCTCCGAATGCGCCATATAATCGCGTACGAACTGCTCGCGCAGCCCGAAGGTCTTGCCGACGTCGCGCTCGCCGACGATCATAGAGACGTCGGCGTTATAGGTAAAAGTTTCGCGCCAATCGTAATAGCTTTTAAGCATGCTTTTATTCCTCCACCTCGAAAATCGGCTCTCCGTCGCGAACGCTCAACCTGCGTTCGCGAACATCCACGTCGCGGCCGTACACGTCATGCATATACGCCACGTTCTCGGCGTTTACCGGCATATCGGTTTCGCCGAGCGCTCGGCTCGTCGGGTAGAGCGCGACCGCCTCCGGCGCGGTTACGTGCGCGGTGTTGCCCATGTAATCCTCGACGTCCGCGTCGAACACGTCCAACGCGCTCGGGTTCGTGCGCTGCAGCGCGTGGCACACGCTGTTGTCCACGATGACGTTATATCCGAATACGGCGGGTAGCACGACCTCGGGCGCGTGCTCCTGCAGCATGTCGTTTATATAATGCTCGATATGGTACGCGTTATCCGGTCGCGACAGCCCTGCGCACGTCACGTGCGCGTGCCCGTCATGGTCTATGGACACGCGAGCTTTGTTCCACGCCTCCATATGGTAATCGTAGCGCGTGCGCCCCGCTCCGCATCCTTCGACGTCGAACGAGCCGATGCCATCCAGCGAGCTCGCGAGCTGCGGAAAGTTATCGCGCACGCGACGTTGGCATACGTCTATCGCGCGTTTTGAACAGTCTGCGAGCGGCCGCAGGCACGCGGATAAATCCGCGTCCGTTATCGATTCGTCACACGACACTTTGAGGCTGTCCGTGTCACCTCCCGTTACAAACGCGCGGCCGCCGAAACGCTCGAAAACAAGCTCCATGGCTAATATTAAATGCAGGCGGCTACCGCCGACGATGCGCATACCGTAGTTGTACGCGACCTTCGGCCGGCTCGGGAGCCGGTCGAAAAAGTTATCAGGCGATAGCACGGTTTCACGGTCGACCTCCAGGATAGCGCACACCTCGTCGACCGTGTAGCCGGCCTTTAGCATGTCCTGCGCCATGGTGCCGTAGATGCCGTTGAACATACCTTTAACAGTGCTGCTATAATAGCTCGCGATAAACGCGTTGGACAGCTCGCCGTCTTTCAAGCCGGCGGCGATGCCGGCGGGAACGCTGGCCGGTACCGTCTCGGCGTACGGCGCGCCCTCGGCGTACGTTTTGTTGATATGTTTCGTATCCTGTTTGCGAGCGAAAAAGACGTTGCTTTGCAGCGTGACGTAATCCGGAGGCAGCGAAAATTTCGCCGTGCCTTCGCCGAGCACGCATTCGAGCGCGTCCCATTCATAGACGCGCGAGATAGCCCACAGCTCGACCTCCGAGACGTGCAGCTCGGCGACGTCCGCGCTATACAGCTTGCCGAACGCGAAGCGCGCGTTATGCGCGCGGTCTCGCCAACCGTTGAGCTTCGCAGCGCGTATCGCGAACTGCTCGGCGTCGTTTCGCGAGTATTCCGCGCTTCCCTCGCAGCTGCCGCCGAACTTGCCGCGCGGTATGCTCGCAATGCCCCACTCTGCAAAGCACGTGCCGCGCTTCAGGCGCAGCCCGCGAAAGCGAAGGCGCGCGTGTATCGCGAACGGAAACGGTTTATGATAATCGCGCATGACGTCATCGCGCGATATGCTCAAAATGGCCTTTACCATATATTCTAGCTCCTTTTTTCTCAACGGCCGAAACTGCTCGGGAATCATCCGGCCGTTGATAAACAGATGATGCATGCTCGTTACGTCCAAGCTGGCAACGTTGCGCACGACGACGCTTGCATAGCGTGCGGCCGTGAACGTCAGACCTCCGCGGAAACACGCCTTGCGCAGACCGTAATCGTAATAGCAGCCGGGAAGGTCATCCTGGCAAACCGCCATGAAAAGCTGCTCCAGCGTCTTGCGCCCGCGCCCGCTCCTTACTTTGAGCGGCGCAATCTCGTTTTTGGCCATCTGCCGCACAAGAGACGTTTTCGTGATGACGCGCACGCCGAGCATGCTCGGCTCCAGCCAATCGTTCGCATCCAGCAGATAGCGCAGATACGCCGGTATCACCTGAACGTCGCGCACCGCGTACCCTATCTCCGCATCGGTGAGCGGCGTTTCCGGAGTTCGAACGAGCGAATAATCGAGGTCTCCTACCAGCTTAACCAGGCCTGCTGTTGCTCCCATGGCCACGAGGCCGCGCATCTCCAGATGGTACGTGTCCCAAAACCTCAAAAGCGGTACGCCGTCGGCGCTCAGAAGGTCGAGCGTATATACGTTGGTGCTCGACTGCGCGTTAACCTCCATGTCATAGCGCCTGCAAAGCTCAGCGAAGATGGTTTGCAGGTCGAACATGAGATTATAGCCAGCGATTATAGGCACGACGCGGTTAGACGCCCCCCACTCCACGAGCGCATCTATATAGTCGAGCACTTTTCCGCAGCTCCTAAACAGCTTCACGTCATCATCGCGGCCCGGCTCATAACGCGCAAGGTCTGCTCCGCGCAGGTCGTTTAGCTGATAGAGATACGCGAACGCGTGCCATTGACCGCCGACCAATACGTTAGTCGTTTCGGTATCGTACGCCGCGCATACCTTATACGCGGGCTTACTCCGGCGCGCCATAAGCCTTAACAGCTTCTATTTGCTGCACGAGCAGCACGCTCGTCGGCGTATCTATCTGCTTCTGCACGCGCTCGGCTTCGCGGTAGGCCTCGCTCAGCTCGTCCGTATTCTCGACCGCGCCACCGGACGTGTCCAACTGCCGCAAAACGTCGCGAACGTCCGAACGTGACATGACCCTAGCGTACGCCGCTTCAAGCGACGACACGCCGAGGCCCTCCATGATCGCGCTGTTGCGCTCCGCTAACGGCTTACCCTCCCAAAGGCGCTGCGTCACGCGATAAAACAGCTGCGTTTTCTCACGTCCCTTCGCGCCTAGCGCGCTGATGCCGCCGGCTTTAGCCTTTCTTAATTCCTTCGCAAAATCAATAGGCTGCTGCTTTATCTCGCGCAAGCTGCGCACCTTCGCGCCCTGCAGCGTTTTCAACGCTTCGCGGCTGCGCTCCGTGTACGTCTTGTTTTTACCGCGCGCCGACAGCTGCGCTAGGTTGCTCTGCAGCTCCTGCAGCTGTTGTCGTGCCGCTCGCTTCTCCAAAAAGTTCGACGATTCGGCAATCTGCTTTTCCAAACGCGCGATTCCGCGTTTGGTGCGCTTGCGGATTTTATCGACCTCGCGCGAATACGCACGTTTCTCCGAATTTCGTGCCATGGTTAATCCTCATTATTAACTAGCGCGTTAATCACAATTAAAGTGTGCCCGGGCCAATATTTCGCATTAAAAAGCGAGACAGCGGGCATGTCGTCCGTTATATACACGATGCGCAGCTCGGGATTTTCCTCGCACATCTTCGGTATTTGCGAGATGTAACTAGGATTAACAAAAGCCGTATCAAACATGATAAACACCGCCTTTTTGATAAAAAAGGCGTTGCCGGGTATGCAACGCCTTATCAGATAACAGAGTGGTGCGCTGCTTAGATCATGCGCAGCGACTTGATGGTATTGCCGTTTCCGGTCTTAGTCACGTCGACCGAAAGCGTTACGGGCTCACCAGGCTCGAACACGCCGAGCTTATACAAGGTATCCGCGCTTTTGCGGATGCCCTCGGACTGCGTGAAGTACGCGTTACCGTCCTCGCAAACAAGCGTGGTGTTCGTGCACGGTGCATCAACGCCGTTTGCATCGCGAGACTTGCGAATGCCCGGCTCGGTCATGATGCCGATAACGTTAAACACGTCGACACCGTCTTCCATTGCTGCGTTGAGCGACTTGGCCGAGTTAATAGCGTTGGCGATGATTTTAACGGCCTCTTTAGTAGCAGGATTGATGGTGCTGTAATTGCTCGCCTGATACACAATCTCGCCGTTTACGTCGGTCATGTTGACGATGGGCCTAATGGGCTCAGCGGTCACGATATCGGTATCCTCCATTGTTTTCTCCTTTAATCGATAGGTTCGGAAATCTCCAAAAGCTTGTCCATTGGCACTCGATAACGGCGTTTCTGCGGCTTTATCTCCGTTACCGTGATAGTGCTGTCACCGTACTTTCTCCGCGCCGCAGCGGAAGCACGCTTGTAATCCGTGTATGAATTACGAAGCGTGCCTGCGAAATCCGCTACGGCTCCATTGTCACCGACGCAAAAGCCGCTCACAGCGCATCCGCCGATAGTGAACTTGTGATAAATCATTTACACCTCCTTCCACTCACTGCACTTATTATAGCACAACTTACTTAAACGTAACGGAAACTTTTATTTTTTCGTTCTCAAAATTCGCAGTTTCGGTAGCCTCGCCGCTAGTATACGTACCTGCATAAGCGTCCCACGCGGTAGCGTCCATAAACGCGATATTTCCGTCCAGGTCACCGTCGTATCCAGCAATGCGGCAATCGCTCGCGAACTGCCAGATAGCCGCGAACGGCCACGCGCCGGTGTCGAGCCCCGCGCCGGCGTTCGCAACGTCCTCGAAAGTGGGATGCGCGACGTTTGGGTATTTCGCGATCCATAGCCCATAATCCGACAAAACGACGCTAGACCAATCATCAGACCTGCAAATTCTCTCGCTCATATATATGAGCGGCTTAACGTCGGTTTCGCGGCTCACAGCGTCGAGGAACTTTTTAGCCCCAAACGCGCCCCAGGCGTTGACCGCGCGCCCTTCAAAATCCAAAACAGGGATGCCGCGGCCGAAATAATCGCGCGTGTTGTCGATAAAATAACGCGCTTCCGCTTCCGGCTCTGCTCCCTTGGCAAAATGATAAAAGCCCCATTTCTTGTCGCTTTCGATGCATTGTTGTATTACATAGTCGCAATACGGATTAACATAGTCCACATCTTCCGTCGCTTTCGCGATGACAAAATCGACGGCCATATCGCGCACATTGATTTTCCCTTGCCAGCTCGAAACGTCGATTCCCGTAAGCATCAATCATCCCTCCCCGCTACAACGCACGCTAGCGCAGCAACCGCCAGCGCGCCGAGAAACAAGCCGAGCGCAAAACCGACGAACATACACGGCACGCTTGTAAACGTCAAAACCACGGCTTAACCCTCCTTGTCGAACAGCTGCGCCAAAATCGGCCATTTTTTGATATCGGGGTTGATCGCGACGATGTTCTCGAGCACACTAAAAAACTCCGTGGCGCATACGTAGATGCATACGGCCAACGTCGTCGGCACGTTCGGCAGCACCTCGAAATGCTGCTGGAAAATCTCCAGGCACACGAACAGCGCGATCAGCGCGAAATACGCCGATTTATGCATGAGCCCGTCGCGCATCTCCTTGCTCGACAGCGTGCCCGTTACGTACGCTTTGCCCAATCCGCTCACTATGTCGAGCAGCACGAACACGCACACGGCCGCTATAGGCCACGCATCGATAGATACGTTTGCTAGTTCTTCCATCGATACTTCCTTTCCGTTTCGACTCCTTGCGCATAGCCGCAATTATACCCGCTTCGAAACGCGTCTACCACGTCATCGGTCTTGCGGTCATAACGACGCTTTCCGTCCTCAAAACCGTGCATATAGGCAAGCACAATGAAAAGCACGATAAACACCGCACACGCAATATCCGCAACGTTTACAGCTTCCATGTAGTCCTCGCATTCAGTTCATAGCTTATATCTTGTCCAACATCCGACAGCGCGCGCCTATACCCAGCAATGTATATATCGGCAAACGCAACGCTTGCTAGCATTCGGGTTCCCTTCGAATCGTAAAAGATAAAATCATCATAAGGATTGCTTAGATAAAACCGCACCGTGCTGCGCGTCAAGCGCTTGATAATGCAGCTGCGCAACTTCTTTAACACGTCAGATGCGATTTGTCCGAGAGCCGGCCGAATCGACTCTAGGTTATCGACGTGCGCTCTATAATAATCTTTGTGCATAATTTTTCTCCTTTCGATACACTTATTATACGCACGCTTATGATATAATAGCTTTAGCGATAATGCAAGAAGCAAAGGAACAGAAAATGGAAAGCAATGTTGTCAAGACTGCCAAGACTGAAACTATCGAACAAGCCACGTTCCGCAAGAAGGTGTTTAACATGATGCCGGTCAAAGCCGAGGCTATCGCGCACGCTTCGCTTCCGTTCAACGGAAACGATTCTGTTATCGTCACCATGTTTAAATCAGAATTCGAAGAGTTTTACGTAACCAAGGAAACCCCGACCGCGGTTGTTTGGGAAATCGAACGAGCAACGTTCGAGCATGCAGAAATC